CCTCCGGACGCCGGTTTCAATGTCGTCCATATAGACCTTGCGGAGGTTGTCATAAATGAGGGTCTTGCCGTCGGGCAGGACGGCCACCTTGTTGGATCCGCGTGCCGGGAGGCGCTTCACCACTTTGCCGGCGGCGACGTCCCAAACCAGGATCGGCTCCAAGGGCCTACTTACGTCCGTGTAGGCCGCTGAAACGAGCATCTTGCCGTCCTCGCTCGCGGTGATCGAGGTGACGGCCCCACCGTCCTCCTCCGCCAGGGTGCAGACGAGCTGGCCCGTAGCCACGTCCCAAACCTTCACCGTGCCGCCATTCCCGCCGGAGGCGATCTTCTTCCCGGCATCGAAAAACGCCGAGAGGGCCGTAACCAGCTCGTCGTCCCCTTCCCAGGCGAAGCGCTGCTCCCCCGTCCTTGGATCCCAGCCGACGACCTCGCGGTCCGCGGCCGCGACGAGCAGGTCGCCGGCCGGGGCGAAGGCCAGCCCGTGGACGAGCTGGATGTCGCTGTCCTTTCGCTTGAGGCGGCGCAGCTCCTTGCCGCTCTCGACGTCCCGTAAAACGATGTCTTCCACGTCGCGCAATCCGGTCGGGTAGGCCAGGACCTTACCGTCGGCCGACACGGCGACAGGCCTTTCCCACAGCAGGGACGGGTTGGGGAACTCGTGGCGCTGCCGGGGCTGCGCCACGTTCCAGACGACAACTCTGTTCGCCCGCCCCTTGCCTTGGGCGACCACGACACGACCGTCTGCCGACACGGCCAGCGCCTGCACCCCCCTGTCGAGCTGATTCCTGTCCAAACCGGTGTCGAGGCTCAGGAGGGGGCGCACCAGCGCGGGCCCCGTCAGCTCGCCAGCTGCCGAACGCTTCAGGACGTAACTGATCGTGGGGGTGTTCGTGTACGTAAGGCGGATATGGTCCTTATCGATGAGGACAACCGTGGCGGGCGTGGCCTCCTTGCTTCCCTCGAAAGTCGCCTGGAGCAAGAGAGTGTCCCCCTGCTTATCCAGGAGTGTCCACTGGACTGACTGCCGCTCCCCGTCAGCGGCTCGAATCCCGTCCCCGTCTTTGCGGAATTCGTAGCTGATCATCTCCGGATGGCGCCGGAAGAGCGTGTTGAACTGGACGGTGGCGGTCCGGTCCAGCTCCCAGGCGCCAACCAGGGTATCGTCCAGTGGCTCCCCCGACCTCTCAGTCGAGGCCGGATCGACACGTCGCAGCACTAGGGAGACAGTCAGGACGCACGCCAGGACAGCGAGCGCGCCGACCCCCGCGCTCAGCGCGAAGATCAGGGCGCGTCTCCCCTGGCGCGCGCGGGGCCGCGCCTGAGGGTCGTTTTTTGGCGTCGTATCGTCTCGCTGCATCCTAATCTCTTCGGCTTCGCGCGCTTTTGAAGATGTCCGTTTTACGTTCTGCGCCGAGCGGCGCTGCAGCGGTACTCGGGGTGCTGCTCCAACAACCACCGGGCCAAGCGCTCACCCTCGGCAGTCAGCCGGCAGGAGTTGAAGTGGGGCCAGCACGCCGGGTAATCCGGGTCACCGAGAACGCCCCAGTTGCCGCCACCTTCGAACAGCGCCGGCCCCGGTCTCTCGCTCGGCCGGAAGTTGCCGTCCCGGCACGCTTGGTGGGTCATGCGCACCAGCGCCGCATAGAGCGCGTCCTGTTCCGGGTCGCAATCCTCGTCCCGCCAGCCGGCGTTGACCAGCTCGGCGGTCAGGCCGCGCCACCGCAACACCTGATTCACGACTCGCACCGTGTTCGCTCGCCCGAGGTCTGTCGCCGGCCCCAGCCTGTGGACGGCAGCCGCCATGAACAAGTGTTGCTCGAATTCCGTGAGGTGGCCCGCGCCGTTCATCCGAGTGCCTCCGCCGCCAAACGCCGGCATCAGGTGCGGGGCCTGCTCAGGGGACAGGGAACAAAGAGCAGCCAGCACGCCGGCCCCGTCACCTGCATGCTCTGGTTAGAAGCTCATGCCGAAGCCTCCTGCCTCTCACTAGCCAGCAACGGCGACGGGGCTGCAAGTCATGCGGGCGACCTTGCCGTACACCTCAGCGCCCGTCGGAACGGGATTGCGGCTAGACACGCGATGCCAGCAGGGCGTTGTCTTCCAGCTCATGCTGGATCGATTCCAGCCACAGGTATGCCTGGCCGATGGAATCGCTGACGATCTGGATGTAGGGTTCGTGGCCTTGCAGGGCGCACCAGAGGGGATAGGCGAAGCTGGACCATGTGCTCTTGGCTGAGCGGCGCGGCGCGATGACGGCCAGGTGGGTTCCGCGGCGAGTGTGCAGCGTCTCCAGTTGGCCGAGCAGCCAGCGGTGGAAACTGCTGTCGGCGATGGGGAAGTAGCTGGCCAGGTAATGACGCGACCAGCCCGCGAAATCCTTGGGGCATTCGGCCGACCGGGTCGAGACCGGCCTAGCGAGCCGTGCGAGCCTTGCGCGAAGACCTCTGAGTGCCAGGGACAATGCTCGCCTCCAGTTGGGCCAGTTGCTTCTTGATCTCGATGATCTCGCGCCGATCACTGCCGTAGAGGTGGGGGAAGCGCCGCTCGGCTCGCCAGGCGGCCGCGGTCCATTGTTTGTCGCTGGCCTTCTTGATGACGCCGAGGTCGAAGATGAGTCCCTCGGCCAGGGCCTTTTTGTAGGTGAGGAAAAATTCGAGGTAGAGCTCCTCGCCGGGCTTGGGAAGGCAGCGAGGTCGCTGTCTCCGCCTGGCTTCCTTGGCACCTCGATGCAGCCACTTGCGAACGGTCGTGCGGTCCAAGCCAAGGTAATCCGCCACGGTCTCGATGTAGAGGGACCGTGGGCAGCAAGCGGCGGACGTCGGCGATGACTTCCGGCGTAAGGGCAGTGGGTCTACCGACTCGCATGGGGCGACCTCGCTTTTCGACTCGGCTTTTGCGCCGAAGCCTGGGCTAGTTTGGCAGGTGGATGTCGCTCCGCTTTCTTGCCGGTGAATTGCTCGAAGCGAGCGACGATTAGGCCCGCGTATAACGGGTCCAGTTCCATCAAGAAGGCTCGCCGGCCGGTCTGCTCGGAGGCGATGAGCGTGGAACCGCTGCCGCCGAACAAGTCGAGGACGTTCTCGCCGGGACGTGAACCGTATTGGATGGCGCGGATCGCGAGTTCCGTTGGTTTTTCCGTTAGGTGCTGCATACTCTGCGGATTGATCTTCTTGACCGACCAGACATCGGTGACATTCGGCGGTCCAAAAAACTGATGGGCAGCGCCTTCCTTCCACCCAAAGAAACACCACTCGTGGTCACCCATGAAACACTTTCTGGTCAGCACCGGGTGCAATTTGTGCCAGATGATTTGCTGGGAAAAATACAAACCCGAGGCGCTCAAGGCGTGCGGATAGTTGGCAATGTTCGAATAACCACCCCAGATAAAAAACAGCCGCCCTGGCAGAAGTACCCTGGCCAAGTTCCCAAACCAGGCCAGGAGCAGTTCATTGAACGCGTGTTCGGAAACAAAGTCGTTCGCCAAGGGCCTATCCTTTGCCCTGAGTTTTGTGGTTGTTGGCTGAGATTTCTCAGGGTGGCGTTTCACATCGAATTTGTGGTGATGCTTGGCTCCGACAAAAGAGCTCAAGCCCGCGGCGATCGCATTGTTTGACCTAGGCTCGGTTTTTGTGTTGTACGGCGGGTCGGTATTGCACAAATGAATTGAGGCGCCATCCAGCAGCCGGTCTACATCCTCTGGCTTGCTCGAATCACCGCAAACTAGTCGATGATCGCCCAGCACCCACAGGTCGCCGGGCTTCGTCGTCGCCTCGTCAGGCGGCTCCGGAATGGCATCAGGATCAGTCAACCCTTCATGGAGCAACGACGTTCCGGCCTGGGTCGCGAGTTCGCCCAGCAACTGCTGGAGCGCTTCGCTGTCCGTGCCGACCTCTCGGAGCAGCGCTTCGAGCTTCGCTGCGTCCGCCTCGGCCATCGCGCTTATCGGGTCCAGCGTGGCCAGGATCTTGGCCTCGGTGGCTTCGTCCCACGAACCCACGAGGACCGGCACCTTCTCGCAACCTTGATCCAGAGCGATTTTGCGGCGAGCGTGGCCGTCTATCAGCCGGCCCGTGCGTTCGTTGTAGAGACAGGCGCCGGCCCAGCCGACTTCGGCGATCACGTCAGCAAGCGCGGTCAACTGCTCGCGTGGGTGAGTGCGCCAGTTGCGTGGGTTCTCGGCGAGTTCGGCGGGGGAACGCCATTCGAGGCGCAGGGGTAGAGCGTCCGCTCCGAGTTTTTTCTTGCCCATCAGGCACATCCTCTTCTCTTGTCCGTTGCGGGATGCGCGTTTATGGCAGCTGGCGAAAATCACCATGCCATGCATCTATCTTAATTTTACATCGCCGCAGCAGCCGCAGTACATTCGGCCTCAGCAGGCCGTGCACAAATCTCCGCCAAGACTATTTTGGCGGAATCCGGTTCGAAGCCACTGTGAAACCGGGTGAAGTAATCAGAGTCTTGTTGCAACTGGTTTCAGGGTGGTTTCGGGGCCGGTGAAAGGTGTGTGCAAACCTAACGAGATACTGTAAACAACGGCCGGGCCGCCGGTGACTGGGGCGCCTGCTGGAAGCGGTTCGCGAAGCGATGTAGAATGCGAGCAACAACGGGACGCGGGGAGTGATGACCCCGCGGCTCGCCCGGCTGGCCCTTGCGTGTACTCCCGAGGGCGGCCGGGCGAGCGGCGTGCTGATGCGCCGAAGATCCTTTGGCCGTGTCGCCGTGCGGTGAACTGAGAAGCACCCGCGGCGGCCGGCCTCTTCTCAGAAAGGATTTACCATGTCTGAGCCCCCGGAGCGGGAGGGCGCGGCTGTGGCGGCGACGCCTTTCATCGCTACGCAGCTCAGGCATTCACTCGGCAGCGCCGGCCCCTTGCCGCGCGATTTGCTGGCCGCCTACAACGGGGCCATCCACGCAGCCACGCTGGCCGGCAATATCGTCGCCCGGCTCCGTTGCCGTCCGTATCGCCCGATACCATTGGAGACGGACGCCGAGCTCTTCAAGGTTACGCTTCAGGGTCTCTACGCGAATGCGGAACTTTCCCGCCAAGCTGTCAAAAGAGTGTCTAGCCGCTTGAACGCCACTCGCGAGGCACGCGGCCCCGCCCGCTTCGGACAGATAGTATCCGCGAACGCGCATACGGCAGCGCTTGACTACGCCGCGCAAGTTAGGCTCCGGATCAGGGTCGCATTGCTCGCTCATGGAGGCGGTGATGATGCTGACGCCGTGACACTGCTCACCAATCCCGCAGCGACACTTGACCCGGACATTGTTGCGAAGCACCTCGGCGAATTGTGGCAGATGATCGACTTGACAGGCTTGCCCGACGCTTCGGAAATCACCGCGGAGGTGACTATCGAGGCAGACATGGCGGCCCAGAAGTTGCAATCTGCCCGCGAGCCGGCGCTGCAGGCGGATTGGACCGTTCGGACAGACTTGCCGGGAACAGCTTCCCCGGTCCCTACGACAGCGGTGGCAACGCCTTTGGACAGTGAGGAGACTGGTGACAGAAAGGCCACAAGACCTAAACGCAGCACCCAAAAGGGTGAAGGGCAAGCGAAACTCATCGCCGCCCTGACGAAACATCACCAGTACGCTGACGGCGGTTGCTTGAACGCCGAACCCGTAGGCAATAACGAACTGGCGATATTGGCAGACGTCGCGCCTTCGACTGCATCGGCGTTCTTCAACGACAAGTTCCAAGGTTATACAAAGTACCGGGCCATCTGCCGCGACGCCGGGGTGCTTGCGGCTTCCATTAAGATGTTGAATGGTGAGTTTTCTCCCCACGACCTTTACGGCAGACGGCCGACTGGCGAAGACGATCGCGGTGACGAAGACGACGAGTAGCGATTTCGGCATTCAGTGTTCGATCATTCGGCATCCGATGCCGAACACTTGCAAAGTTTTCAGCTATACGCAACTCCAGGTTTTTTCAGGCTTTACCCCGCGACGATCCCACTGTTCGGTATCATTTCGCCGAACGCTGCGCCAACGGTTATGCGAGCCGCGCTCCGCGGCAAGCGACCTTGGAGCAAGCGACGATGGAAGGCATTCAGTATCCCCTGGCCCTGCGGCCCCGTGAAGCGGCGAAGGCCTTGGGCATCTCCCCCCGGCTCCTGTGGCAGTTGACAAAAGACGGGCATATCCCTTGCGTCCGCGTCGGCAACGGCAAACGGCGAACCGTGCTGTATCCTCTGGCTGATTTGCAAGCCTGGCTGACCCACCAAGCGGCAACAGTGAAGGGGGGCGAGCGATGAGCCCCATTGAAACCGTCCTGGACAAGTTGCCCGGCGCGAAGAGATCCGGCAATGGCTGGTCGGTCCGCTGCCCGGCTCACGAAGACAAGCGGGCGAGCCTAAGCGTTTCCGAAGGCAACGACGGGAAAGTGCTCTTAAACTGTCATGCCGGTTGCGAAACAGGGGCAATCTTGAGCGCCGTCGGGCTAACGTGGGGCGTCCTCTACCCCGCGAACGCTGGCCCGACTTCGACTGGCAACGGCAAACCTAAGTCGAAACGACGAACTTTCCCCGCGCTGACTGCTGCCGTGGCTGAACTGGGGCGCCAGCTCGGCAAGCGGTCCGCACTCTGGACGTATTACGATGCCCAAGGCGAGCCCATGGGGGCGGTGGTTCGATGGGATACTCCGAGTGGCAAGGAAATCCGCCCCGTAGCCCGACAAGACAACGGTTGGCAAATCGGCGCCATGCCCGAGCCGCGGCCGTTGTACGCGCTCCCCGAGTTGTCCAAGACCAAGCTCGTCATCGTAGTCGAGGGTGAGAAGGCGGCGGACGCGGCCCGCACTCTCGGATTCATGGCGACGACTTCGGCCGGCGGTTCGCAAGCGCCGGGCAAGACCGACTGGCGGCCCCTTGCCGGCAAGGAGGTCTGGATATTGCCAGACAATGATGCTCCGGGCAGGAAGTACGCCAATGCTGTAGCGAAAATCCTGGCGGAGTTGACGCCGGTCCCTGCGGTTAGGGTGGTGCAACTGCTCGGATTGCCAGAGAGTGGCGACATCGTGGACTGGATCGACGCCCACGGCGACGCGGCCGAACCTGACGGAATGCTGGCGGAAATCGAAGACCTAGCCCGAGCGGTCGAACTGTGGCGGACGGAAAAAGCCGCCGACCAAGACCGAGAGGCCGATCTACCAACCATCATGATCGGGACCGACGAATACCGGGTTAACGATGAGGCAGCAAAAGCGCTCACCAAAGAAGCCGACGTTTTCCGGCGTAGCGGGATGCTGGTGCATGTCCTTGGGCAACCAGGGGATGAATTGGGGCGAGATGCTATCATTCGTCGACCGGTCGGCGCGCCAGTGATTCGAGAACTCGCCTGCCCGCTTCTCCGCGAACGGCTGTCGCGATGCGCGCTGTGGATGCAGAGACGACGAACCAGAGGCGGCGACGAAATTGAGCTCCCGGCCCATCCGCCGGATTGGTCCATCAAGGCAGTTCACGCCCGTGGAAATTGGCCGGGAATACCTTCCCTTGATGCAGTTGTCACGTTTCCAGCCATGATGCCGAATGGCTCGCTGCTCACGACCAACGGATATCACCGGAACGGTGGGGTGCTGGTGCAGCTACCCTCCGACCTGACGCTGTCGGTTCCTGAACAGCCGACCAAGAAGGAAGTCAAAGCGGCGGTCGAGACGCTCTTCGACCCCTTGCAGGACTTCCCTTTTGAGACACCGGCACACCGCTCGGCACTGTTGGCCGGCCTGCTCACGCCTTTGGCATGGTTTCTGTTCGACGGACCGGCGCCGCTGTTCCTGATCGACAAGAACGTCCGCGGCGCGGGCGCCGGATTGCTTGCCGATGTGGTGGCCTTGACGGTGATCGGCCGACGATTCTCAGTCATGAGCTACACAAACAATCGAGAGGAGTTACGGAAGCGCATCACCACCGTGGCGATGGAGGGCGAACGGATGATTCTACTGGACAACCTCGCTGGTGCGTTCGGCAACGACATTCTGGATGCGGCCTTGACTGCGGATCGGTGGAAGGACCGTGTGCTTGGTGTAAACAAAACCTATGACGGTCCGCTGCACGTCGTTTGGTTCGGGACAGGGAATAACGTGCAGATTCACGCCGATACGTCGCGCCGGGTGTGCTACGTGCGGATGGAATCGAAAGAAGAACGGCCTGAACTACGGACTGGCTTCCGGTATCCCAGCCTTCGGCAACATATCAGGCGGCGTCGCTCGACATACCTCTCGGCAGCGTTGACGATCCTCCGCGCCTGGTTCATAGCGGGACGACCGACACACGGGCTGCAGCCTTGGGGCAGCTTCGAGGGATGGTCGGAGGTGGTTCGCGAAGCGCTTGTTTTCGCAGGACTACCCGACCCCGGCGAGACGCGAATTGCCCTGCAAACCGCTGCGGACCGTGACGCGGCGGCCATGGGCGATATCCTTCGCGGACTGGCCCAGCTTGATCCAACCGGGCGTGGTCTGACTGCGGCGGACATTGTAAAGCGCCTGAAAGATGAGGACGGCTCGGATGAGATCGCTTCCATGCGAGCCGCTATCGAGGAACTGTGCGGTAAGCTTGATGGCCGGGCCCTCGCGATCAAGTTTCGGTCCTTCAAACGCCGGAATTTCAACGGCCAGCTTCTCGACGTTGGCGGGACTGCGCACGGCACGAACCGCTGGGTGGTCCTTCCAGCTGTCGGCTCTGACCGGCGAAAAGATCCCCACCATCCCCACCATCCCCACCCATCCCCGCGATGGGGTGGGGAAGGTGGCGATGGGGGGGATGTTTTGCCCGGAGTTGACGACGCAGTTGCAACTGAGACTGGCAGGAAGCCGGCAAGCCTGTTCGGGGGCCCCATGCCGGACGGTCCATACCGGGAACGGCTTTGAGATGCACAATATATCCTGGACATCCTAGCCAGCATTTGGCCTGATTCCGATATGGCTACAGTACACTCTCGCTTGCTCACCGATCAACTGCGCCAGGCCATCGACGACTCCGGCTTGACGCCCTACCCGATCACCAAGGCGACGGGCATTGACGAAAGCGCCCTGGCGAACTTCGACAACGGGCATCGCGGGCGGTCGACGAAGGCCCTGAAAGCCCCTAGGGAGTTCCTGCAATTACAAATCACGCTGGGCCGCAAGCCCGGCAAGAAAGGAAAGTGACCTATGGCATGTGTCGTCAGTGATCCGGGTGGCCGAAAGCGACTCCTGTTCGTGGCCCCCGATGAAGGCCGTAAGGCGATTCGGCTGGGGAAGATCGATCTTAAGAGTGCCGAAGCCATCAACCGACATGTTGAAGCACTCTTGGCGGCGAAGATCGGCGGGCAACCCGTCCCAAGGGATACGGCCGTCTGGCTGTCCGGTATCGGTCCCAAGCTCCGCGACAAGCTGGCGGCAGTCGGGCTGGTCGAAGCCCTCAAGCGCGCTTCCCTGGGAGAATTCCTGCGGTCCTACATCTTCTCCCGCCCCGACGTGAAGCCAGCGACGCTGGAGGTCTGGCAGCAGCCTAGCCGGAACCTGACGGAGTTCTTCGGTGACGACAAGCCGTTGCGGAAGATCACCACCGGCGACTGCGACCAGTTCAAAGCCTGGCTGTTGACGCAAGGCCTGGCTCCGGCAACCGTCGCCAAGCGGCTGTCGTTTGCACGGACATTTCTGCATGTCGCCCGCAAGCACAAGTTGATTGACGACAATCCATTTTCAGAGGTGAAGATACCCCCGGCCAACGTCAGCGCCCGGCAACACTTCATTGACCGTGTCGCGGTGCAAAAACTGCTGGACGTGGCCGACCCGACCTGGCGAATCATCATCGCGCTGGGCCGCTTCGCCGGCCTGCGCTGCCCATCAGAAGTGTTGTCTCTGGAATGGCGGCATGTGGATTGGGGGCGGAACCGCATAACGGTCCCAAGCCCCAAGACCGACCGCTACGACGGCAAGGGAAGCCGGACGATTCCCCTCTTTGCCGAGTTGCGGCCGTTCCTGGAGGAAGCCTTCGAACTGGCCGAACCAGGCCAACCCTACGTCGTTGGCGGGAATCACTTGGCAAAAGCCCAGGGGCCGAGCGGCTGGCGGAATTGCAATCTGCGAACGGCGTTTGACAAGTTGGTGAGGCGGGCCGGCCTAGAACCGTGGCCCCGCCTGTTCCACAACCTGAGGTCAAGCAGGGAAACCGAGTTGCTCGAATCGTTCCCGGTCCACGTCGTCGCCTTGTGGATGGGGCACGATGCCAAGGTGAGCCTGAAGCATTATGCCCAAACGACCCAGGACCACTTCGACCGGGCGACCGGCGGCGCACAAAGCGGCGCACCAGCGGCGCAAAATCAGGCGCAGCAGAATGCCGCGGACAATGGCGGGGTATCGCACGAACGGAGCGCAAACTCGGAGTCGGTGGGAAGTTCTGCCGTTCTGTGCGAAACGCAGCCAATCGCCGCAAGACGGCTAAACGGAGAGGACGGGATTCGAACCCGTGATGGAGTGTTACCCCCATACCGGTTTAGCAAACCGGCGCTATCGGCCACTCAGCCACCTCTCCAAAGTATTATCTAGCAAACACTTACGGAAATCTTCGCTCCGTCTAAGATTTCGCATTACCGCCGCTATACTAGGAAAGTGGCCCGAACGGCCGTTATCCGTCCGGGCCGAACGCAGCCAACCTGCATAGGAGGTCAGCCATGTCCGAAGCGTATTCTAGCCCTGAACCGCCCCCGAGTAAACCCGCCAAGCCCCACCCCGACTTCCCCCTCCGGCCACACGCCCTCGGCTACTGGTGCAAGACCATCCGTGGCCGCACCCACTACTTCGGCCGTATCGAGGACGGCCCTGACGCCGCCCTGGCCAGCTACCTGGAGCAGAAGGACGACCTGATGGCCGGCAGGACCCCCCGGCCCGAGCACGACGCCCTGGTGGTCAAGGACGCCGTCAACGCCTTCCTCAACTCCAAGGACCGGCTGGTCGCCTCGGGCGAGCTGACCCAGCGCACGCGGGATGAGTACAAGGTCGGCACCGACGAGATCGTGGCCGCGTTCGGCAAGCGCCGCCGCGTGGCCGACCTGGGACCCGACGACTTCGCAAGCCTGCGCAAGCGCCTGGCCTTCAGGTTCGGCGTCGTCCGCCTCGGCAACGTCATCCAGACGGTCCGCAGCGTGTTCAAGTTCTGCTACGAGTCCGACCTGCTCGACCGCCCCATGCGGTTCGGCCCCGACTTCAAGAAGCCCTCGGCTAAGACCATGCGGCAGCACAAGGCCCAGCAAGGCGAGAAGCTCTTCACCGCCGACGAGATCAGGAGGATGCTCGACGCCGCCGGGGTCCATCTCCGGGCACAGATCCTGTTGGGTGTCAATTGCGGATTCGGCATGTCGGACTGCGGCCGCCTGCCCATCAGCGCCCTCGACTTGGACGGAGGCTGGGTCGTCTTCCCCCGCGTCAAGAGTGGCGTCGCCCGACGTGCCGCGTTGTGGCCCGAGACCGTGGACGCCCTCCGCACCTCGCTCTTCCTCCGCCCCCAACCCCACGACCCTAAGGACGCCAGGCTAGTCTTCCTCACCGCCCAGGGGCGGCCGTGGGACAAGGTGGATCGCAGCGGCCCGGCGGTCTTCAAGGTCGCCGGCCTGCTCAGGCGGCTCAAGATCAAGCGGCCGGGCCAAGGTTTTTACGTCCTGCGTCACACGTTCAGGACCGTCGCCGACGAGAGCCGCGACTAGGCCGCCTGCAACGCCGTCATGGGCCACGTCGATGCCAGCATGGCCGCCGTCTACCGCGAGCGGATCAGCGACGCCCGCCTCAAGGCCGTGGCGGACCACGTCAGGCAGTGGCTCTTTCCCCCCGAGGAGGGGCCGCGCATCCTGCCAATCGAGGAGGTGGGCTGAGCCTCGCGGTATAATAGGCGTCATGGCGGGCCAGCGCCACCGAACACGCCGGGCAACCGGCACTGTACCCAGCGACCTGGGAGCTGGCCCTCCTGGGCGCGGGTTTTTTGTTTTCGAGGGATGTATGACCAAGCGAGAACTGATCGAGACGATCAAGAAGAAGGGCGGCGTCAAGAACAACTTGACGGTCAAGCGCATCGCCAGGAGCCACCAGCTGCGGCCGGTGCCCGACGACACCGAGATCACGCCGAAGCTGGTGGAGGAGTGGGCGGCGTTCGATGGCCTCTCCAGCGTGGAGTTCCCGGCCCTGTCCGACTCGGACCTGCGGCTGATCGAAAGGGAGATCGGCGTCTTTAGGATCAACGTCCAGCACGTCACCGTGGGCAAGGGGTTCAAGGGCAAGGTCAACGTGCGAACGGTGACCGCAGACACCGAGGTACTCGATAGCAAGGCACTGCTGGCTCAGCGGGAGCAATGGTTCTTGAGGGAGATCGAACAACTGCTAGACCGCTACCTGATGCTGGCCGACACCGATCTGGTCAAGCGAATCCGCATGGCTATCGGCAAGAAAGCAACGGCGACGAAGTAGCTGCTCCGCGTCCGGCTGAGCCGACTGACACCGGCGAGGCCGGCGCGGGGCGTGTCAGAGAGGCTAACCATGTCATTCGACCGTATCCCCCCGTCCGTGTTTCGGCTGCTGGATCTCCTGGCGGACAAGCCGAACGTGTTGCACCAGAACATCCCCCCGGACCTGGGCAACGCCCTCCGCATCGGCTTGAGGCAGGGCCTGGTGGACACGCAGAAGTACGGCATCTATGCGGAGACTCTAAAGCACGACGCCTACCGGCACCTGTACGATCGCGCCTACTGGCTATCACCGGAGGGCAAGGACGCGCTGGCCTGGCACCGTGAGACGCGGGCGGATAACGCCGTGGCCGAGAACGCGGAGCAGCCGAGGGGCGAGCGCAGCCTGGAGGAGCACATGGCCCAGGTTGTCCAGGCGGTCGGTGATGAGATGTCCGTCCGCATTATGGCCGTCGCCAACCAAAAGGACCTGTCCGGCGAAGAGAGGATGAAGAAGATCATCCTGCTGGATTGTCGCTACGCCCGCAAGAAGTCCACCGAGTGGTCTAAGCTGCTTTGCGTCAGCGACGCGGCGATTCGCGGCTACAAGACCTGGAAGGTCATCCAAGACAGCAAGGACGACGCCTAGCTTACGCCCGCCTTACGCGGCTAAAATTATTATTCTCCACTTTTCCGCAGGAACACCGCACTTCTCGCTTGCGCGGCTTACGCTTTCGCTTACGCCCTTCGCTTAAAGCGGAGGGCGAGAAAATGAGTCGTGCCACCCCTGATCCGCTAATCGCACACGCCGACCTGCTTCACGCCGTGGACAAGCTGCTCTCGGCAGCGGAGACGGTGCGCGAGAAGCGCGACGTCCTGGATCGGTTGTTCTCCGAAGAGCACCACGACAAGGCGACCGACCGTCCGCACAAGCGAGGGGAGGCAGAGGATGCCTCCCGTTGACATACCGTTGACACCGCGCGGAATGACGCCCAGGGAGATATCCCGGCTCCTGCGCGTCGGCATCGACAAGGTCATGGGCTGGATACATGCCGGCGTCCTCCAGGCGGTCAACGTGGGGCGTCTGGGACGGCCGCGCTACGTGATCCTGCCCGAGCACCTGGAGGCGTTCGTCAGGGGGCGGAGTGCGTCGCCACCGCCCCGGGCACCGAGGCGGAGAAGGCTGATGGAATTGGTGGACTATTACCCGGATTGAACGAATGCTGCCGCAATATCACCCCTGCCCCGCGGCGGCATTCTGAAAGAACTTGAGATGGCAAATATAGCAAACGCCGCGAGCAAAGAAAAGAGACCCAAGGCCCTGCCGGTCAAGCCCGACGGCATCCCGGCCGAGCTGAAGAAGATCCCGCAATGGATGACGTGGAAGTACACCTGGATCGCCGACCGCGAGGAATGGACCAAGCCCCCCTACAACCCCCGGACCGGAATGAAGGCCAGCAGCACCGACCCCACGAGGAGCTGATCGCGAAGGCCAGGCGGGCGCGGAATGGCAACAAGTTCACGAAGCTGTGGGCGGGCGACATCGGCGGCTACGACTCGGCCAGCGAGGCGGTGATGGCGCTGGTGAAGATGCTCGCCTTCTGGACCGGGGGCGACACCGCCTGGATGGACCGGCTGTTCACGAAGTCGGGGCTGCACAAGGGCAAGTGGGTGGAGAAGTGGGGCAGGCTCGGCGGCGACACCATCGCCAAGGCGCTGGCGGGGATGACGGAGTTTTACAAGCCCTCCATGTTGACCAGCAAGAAACCCAGCCAGGCCGAGCTGCTGGTTAAGCTGGCGCTGGACGAGGGGGTACAGCTGTTCCACGACAACGAGGTGGCGTATGCCGGCATTCCCGTCAACGGTCACGCCGAGACGCACGGTGTGAAGTCGGGCAAGTTCCGCGCCTGGCTGAAGCGCCTCTTCTACGCCGCGTTCGACAAGCCGCCCGGAGCCCAGGCCGTCCAGGACGCGCTCGGCGTGCTGGAGGCCAAGGCATTCTTCGAGGGCTCCGAGCAGCCTGTCCACGTCCGCGTCGCCGAGGGCGACGGCAAGATCTACTTCGACCCGTGCGACCCCGACTGGAAGGCCGTCGAAATAGATGCCGACGGCTGGCGCTTGTTGGATGAGGCTCCGGTCAAGTTCCGCCGGGTCAGGGCCATGCCGGCGCTGCCCATGCCGGAGGAGGGCGGCAGCATCGGTATGTTGCGCAGGTTCGTAAACGTCCGCGACGAGGACTGGATCCTGTTCCTGGGCTGCCTGGTCGCCGCCTTCCGCCCAACCGGCCCGTATCCGGTGATGGCATTGATAAGCGAGCAGGGCAGCGGCAAGAGCACCACCTCGCGCGTTTGGCGCGCGCTTGTGGACCCCAACACGGCCCCCGTCCGCGCCGAGCCCAAGGAGCCGCGCGACCTGGCCATCGCCGCGAACAATGCGTGGGTGATCGCGCTCGACAACCTCGCCTACATACCGCACTGGCTCAGCGACGCCCTCTGCCGGCTCTCCACCGGCCGCGGCTTCGTCACCAGAAACTTGTACCACGACGACGACGAGATGATCTTCGATGGCCAGCGCCCAGTCGTCGTCAATGCCATCGAGGAAGTCGCCACGCGCGGCGACCTGCTTGACCGCGTGGTGCTGCTGACCTGCCCCACCATCCCGAACGACAGGCGGATCACCGAGAAGAGGTTCTGGAGGCGGTTCAACCGCGAGGGCCCGCGCATCCTGGGTGCCCTGCTCTCCGCCGTGTCCACCGGCCTGAAGAACCTGCGCACGACCAAGCTCGAAGTCTTGCCGCGCATGGCCGACTTCGCCCAGTGGGTCGTGGCCTGCTCACCTTCCCTGGAGTTCACCGGCGACGACTTCCTCGAAGCCTACGAAGCCAACCGCATGGCCGCCAACCAGAGCGCGCTGGAGTCCAGCGTCATCATCCATTACATCCTCGACGTGGTGGCGTTGGGCAACAAGTGGGAGGGCACGGCCGCTGATCTGCTCAGAGAACTGGAGCAGAAGCGCCCTCCAGCGCGACCGACCACAAGAGCTGGCCACGGACTCCGAAAGGGCTGTCCAACATACTCCGCCGGCTCGCCCCCAACCTGCGGCAAGCCGACATCGAGATTGACTTCCCGGACAATCCCACCCGCGACCGTGGCCGCGTCATGGTCATCAGGAAGAAGAAGGCGGGAAATGACCGTAGTCAGCGTAGCCACCGTAGCCGACCGCATGAAACACGCGGAGAAAGTGGTTACGGTCAAGAAACCGACCGTAGTCATGACCGTAGTCACCGTAGTCACGACCGTAGTCACGAAAAACGCAGAAAAGACGCGGCCGGCTACGGTGGCTACGGTGGCTACGGTAATTCCGCCCCGTCTTCTAACGGCGAGCTGGACGCAGCCAAGAGCGGCGTCGTGGACGATGAACCCGGAATGTACGGCTAGGAACAAGAGGCAACCAACGTAGCCATCGTAGCCATCGTAGCTATCCCCCGCCCGTTTTGAAACCGAGGCCATCATGGGCATCAAGCCGCACTCGAAGAACTCCCCGACGCGCATAAAGGCGACGCGCCGCCGCATGGAGGCGCTCAAGTGGCGCGAGAAGGGGCTCACGTTCGACGCCATCGGCGACAAGATGGGCATCAGCGGACCCGTGGCATACAAGCTGGTCAAGGCCGCCTACGGCTGGCTCCAGCAGCGCATGGAGGAAAGGGCCAGCGACGTTCTCACCCTGGAGTGCAGCCGCCTCGACGCCCTGTTCAAGAGCTATTTCGACAAGGCCAAGGCCGGGGACCTGAAGGCGGCCGGCCTGTGCCTCAAGGTGATCGAGCGCCGCCAGTCCCTGCTCGGTCTCAATCTGGTCAAGCATGAAGTGAAGGTGCAAAATGAGTTTTCTGTCAACGTTCTTCGGCAAATCGACGCCTACGCCAGCGAGCTGGAAGCCGGACCCCAAGCGCTACCGTGCCATCTTGAAGGCGACGATAGCGGACAACGCGTGGATCAAGCAGGTGCCGACCAAGCGCCAGGCCCTGTTCCTGGCGTTTGAGGGCAAGGAGAGCCTGTACGGCGGCGCGGCCGGCGGCGGAAAAAGTTCCGCCCTGCTGATGACGGCGCTTCAGTACGCCAACGTGCCCGGCTACAGCGCCTTGCTGTTGCGCAGGACGTACACCGACCTGTCCCTGCCCAGCGCGCTCTTGGACCGATCCCACGCCTGGCTGCGCGGCACGCAGGCGAAGTGGAAGGACACGGACAAGACCTGGACCTTCCCATCGGGCGCGAAGCTGACCTTCGGCTACCTGGAGAACGTCGGCGACCATTTCCGCTATCAGGGAAGCGAGTTGCAATTCATCGGCTTCGACGAGGTCACCCAGTTCACCGAAGCGCAGTACACGTATCTGTTTTCCAGGTTGAGGAGGTTGGCGGGCGTCGAGCTGCCGCTGCGGATGAGGTGTGCATCGAATCCCGGCGGCGTCGGCCACAGGTGGGTCAAGGACAGGTTCGACATCGCCGACCGCATCGACCAGCCGATCCACCAGCCAGAGCACGGCCGGCTGTTCATCCCGGCAAGGCTGGACGACAACCAGCACATCGACCGCGACGAATATCGCGAGAGCCTGTCACGGCTGGACCCCTTCACCCGCGCCCAGCTGGAGGCCGGCGACTGGAGCGAGTATTCCGGCGGGCTCTTCAAGCGCTTGCCGAGAGTGCCGTCTGTGACGCTGACTCGCCGCGTGATGGGACCGCTCCACACCACATCGAAGGACACCACGGCCGGCTCGGACGCCGTCTGCCAATTTGGCCCCAGGGACTTGCTGAGGACGCCGTAATCGCCCAGTGAGAGGTTCAGGACCTTCATCTCGGCCCTCCCCGCCCCAAGTTGGACGGTCACATCGCTGTCCGGAATGGCCGAGGTCCAGACCGTCCGGGTGCCGAAGCCATGGCCGCCCGCGGTGCTGACCTCCGGACCGAAGCCCGGGTTGAAGTCGTGGAGCTGGGTCGTCTCAGCCTGAGACGTGTATACGTCCAGTCAGACGAAGGCGAACGTGCCCTTCTGGATGTCCCCACCCGAGTCCTGGAAGACCCCCTTCATGAAGCGGAGGTCCGTGTCCCAGAAAAGCGTGTTGCCGCTGTTGTCCGTGCCGGTGCCCTGGACGTTGGCGACGCCGATGAAGCCGTTGAAATTGGTGATGGTGCTCGGCTCGCCGCCCACGGTGCGGAACCCTTGGGCGGTATTGTCCGCAGGCCCAGGTAAGCCGATGTGGATGTCCGGCCCGGCGAATGGATTGCCAAGCGTGGGGAATAGTAGCCCCGGAATGGGGACGGGCGAGGCACTCGGCAGGCTGCGATCCTCCAGCGCTTCCAGGAACGGCCGGGCTCGCGCCTGGCACCGGCCCGCGCAGCTTCGCGTGGCTCGTGACGGCCGACGGCGCTCGGAAGCGAACGCGCGGCCGTTCACCCAAGAAAGGAATCTCATTGAGGTTCTCCCACATAGAAGCGGTCTGCGATAAGATGAAGCGGTCATCTCCCGGCGCGCAGACTGAGCGCCGGGGCGATGCCGGGCCGGTGCGGGTTCTGCTTGGCGGCGGAGCCGGACCGGCCGATCTTTTCTAAACCAATGGGGCAGTGCGGCAATCAGGGCCGTTTCTGGATCCCAGTTGTG